CTTTGCAATGCTTGGTCTTGATGCACAAAAAATGGCAGAAAATATAGCAGCAGGAGGTGATACTGCTAGCCATGCATTTATGGCAACACTGACGGCACTAGCTGGAATAAGAAGTGAACTGGACAGAAATGCCGCAGGTGTGAATTTGTTTGGCACTCAGTGGGAGGATGTCAGAGAAAAAGTTATACTGGCCATGACAGAGGGGCAGAAAGGACTACAAGGCTTCGAAGGAGCTACGGAGCGAGCAGCCGAAACGCTAGAAAACACCTTAGGAGTGAAACTATCTAAGATTGGCCGGCAGTTTCTTGGGGCTTTCGCTGACGCGGGACAACCAGCTATCGGTATGTTAAACGGTTTGGCTGATAAGGTATTGGAAAAAATGCCATTAATTAGAGGTGGAATTAAAACCACCTTCAAGGAGGTTGGTGATTTTTTTGTTCTGATTAAAGATACCTTTAGATCTGCAAAAACCGGAGTAAGTGATGCAGTAGAATTTATTAAAGGTAAGATCGATGGCTTTACTCAAACCCTCGAAGACCATCAAACCACTATAAAAGTAACAGCTACAATATTAACAGGCATATTCGGTCCCGCCCTATTAATAACAGGTACCAGGGCCGTAATAGCAGGGGCACAGATAGCCGGAGAATTTGCTGTCTCTATGGTAAAAGCCGGGGTTGAAGCAGTAATAGCTGGTGCTAAAATAACGGGGAGCTTTATACTATCACTAATTAGAACTAGTATACAGGCGGCAATAACGGCCACAACGGTTGGTGTGCTATTAGTGGGTTCATTGGTGGCATATGCTGCTGCTGGTTGGAAAACGGTGATTGCAATATCAGCTCAAACACTCGCTTGGGTTGCTCAGAAAGCAGCTCTTATTACATCAACCGCAGTAACTTGGGCTATGACAGCTGCACAATGGGCCTTAAATTCAGCATTTTGGGCAAATCCAATGACCTGGGTAGTGGCCGGTATCCTTGCTTTAATAGCCGCTGGAGTTTATCTATATACACATTGGGATGAATTAAAGAAAAAAGCCGAAAAAATATGGACATCATTAAGACAAAGTGCAGCGAAGTTTTTTGACCCAATGGTTACATGGATAGATAATGTCATTGCTAAGTTTAGCTATATGGTGAGCGTTATTAAAAACACAAAAATTGGCTTACCTAAATTCCTTGGTGGTAACGGTGTAATTCAAATACCCGGCAATGCTACCGGAACTGATTATTGGCAGGGCGGTCTAACGATGGTTGGGGAAAAAGGACCGGAGATTGTTAATCTACCGAGAGGTAGCCAGATACTTTCTAATAAGAAAACACAATCAATCTTGAGTAGTACATCAAGAAAAGGTGAAAGTGTTAGTAAGCGGGTTAATATTGATAAAATAATCGGTAAAGTTATTGTGCAAAATGAAGCTGACGAGAACAGGCTTGTAGCTAAATTAAAGCGCATGATAAAAAAGGAACTGGAAGAAGAATTAAATACCAGCGGTGGTGGTGTGTATGCCTTCTAATCCCTATGAGTTTTGGTTGTCATATAATAACAGTGCCGAGAGACTGCAGCTCCCCGTTAACCCTGGGGAAATAGAAATTGATAACGGATCGCAAAATACTACGCTAAGTATAAGTCGCCTGGGTGAGGTGACTATTATCCAGGATCCTGTTCTAAAAATTTTTGAGTTTAGTAGTTTTTTCCCTGTTGCCTATGGGCCATTTTGCAGCAATAAAAACATACCTGAACCCTGGGCGGCTGTACAGATTATTGAACGCTGGAAGAATACCGGTTGGCCCATAAGGTTTATCGTTACTGGTACACCGATTAACTTTCCTGTTACCATTGAGGATTTTATCTATAAGGAGCAGGGTGGAGATGTTGGGACTATCTACTATGACATATCATTAAAAGAATACCGTTTTATTGTTCCAAGATTGCTCGAAACAACTGCTGTAAACGGCCAAGAGATTGTAACTGTACAGCAAGCATCAGCCAGACCCGATACAAAGCTACAAGCCAGTACTTACACGGTAAGGCCAGGTGATAGCCTCTGGAAGATAGCAAAGTTAGAAAAAGGTGACGGCGCAAAATATAAAGATATAGCAACAACAAATGGTATAATGCCTCCCTATGCAATATACCCTGGACAAGTGATCAAGTTATTATGAGCATTCAAGTATTGGTTATACGACAGGATGGTACGACTTACGAAATCCCGGTTGAAAAAATAACATGGTCTGGGGCAAAAACAAAGGCTCCCCGCCAGGTAAATATTGATATGCTTACAACTAATCGGGGGGTGCATCAGTTCTTTGAACCACATGAAGGAAACAAAGTTTTGTTTTACTGGAAAGGGCAGGAATTATTTAGAGGGACTGAATTTAAGCATAATAGATCAAAGGATGGGAAATTAAATTTTACCGTCTATGATCTACTAATATACTTTGTGAAAAACAGTGATACGTATGTTTTTGCAGCAAAAAGGGCCAGCGATATATTGAAAAGGATTTGCTCAGACTTTCAAATTGAAGTAGGGGAAATTGCTGATACCGGCTATATTATCCCAAGCAGAGTTTATGACGGCAAATACTTATTTGATATTATCTCGGATGCCCTATACCTTACCTACCAGCAGACGGGAGTAAGGTATTATTTATTTGCGGAACAAGGCAAGGTTAATCTTATTAAGCGGTCAGAAAGCCCAAGAACTTGGATAATTGAGGATGGAGTAAACTTAATTGATTATAGTTATGAAAGTTCTATCGAGGACACTATTACCAGGGTAAAGCTAGAGGCAGGAGAAGAGAAGAAAACCTTCATTGCTACGGCAAAAAATGATGATTTTATAAAACAATTTGGTGTTCTGCAGTATTATGAAAAAATAACGGATAAGATAAATAGGGGGCAACTGCAGGAACGCGCTAATCAGATACTTGAAAATAAAGGTGTTGTTAAAAAATCTTTTAGTATTGATGCACTGGGTATACCGGAGGTTATTTCAGGTAAAGCGATTCATGTTATCTGTCAGGATCTTGGTGTTAAAAAGGGCTACTATATTGATGAGGATACTCACAGCTTTGAAGGTAATAATCATACTATGAACCTTAAGCTAACTGAAACGGATGATTTTCCGGAGATTGACGCAGGGGAGGCGGAATAGTGCTGCAAACTATATTAAAGGCTGCGCAAGCTGCATATGAAGCAAGTAACCCTGTAAAATTAATGGAAGGAGAAGTTGTCACTGCTCCGCCTAACTTATCAATTAAATTAAAGCAAAATACAAAATTAATCATATCTAAGGAACTGATTGTAGTTGCAGAGCACCTGACAAGACACAAAAGAATAGTTTCCTTGGTGCATGATGAAATGGCACCAAGGAATTTGGGTGATAAAGAGGTAAATGATTACCTTAATACAGATGATAAAATCCCTCCATATACCCATTATGCTCATAATTGCATTGAGATGCAGTTTGAAGATGTACTTAAAGTTGGTGACTCAGTTCTGATTGCAAGCCTGCAGGGTGGCCAGAAATTTTATATTTTAGATCGAATAGTAACCTATTAGGCGGTGAATTTATAATTGCCATTAACCCCTGATATAAAAACTCCAGTAATATATCAAAGTAAAATAAAACCATCTAAAACATATGTCCTGAATTTTGAAACCGGAGATATAACTGGTAAAGTAGATGGAAAAGCAGCCATTGAGCAGTTTATCTGTAAAGCTATAAAAACTGCACGGTACAGGCACCCAATATATTCCCCGGCTTATGGATGCGAATTAGAAGAGCTAATTGGTCAGGGTTATACAGGACCCCTTATGGAAGCAGAAATAATCCGTGTAATTAATGAAGCTCTTATCTATGATGAACGGATTAAGCGTGTATATGGATTTAAGGTAAATGCGACTAATGATCGAGTGGAGGTTGAATTTAATGTTGATACCATAGAGGGAGTTATTAAAGCAAGTGAGGTGATAGGTAATGTATGAAGACCAAACTTTTGACAGTATAATACAGCGAATGTTGTCAAGTGTTCCAGACGATATTGATAAGCGCGAAGGGTCGATAATCTGGGATGCACTTACCCCAGCAGCGGTAGAATTGGCAGAAGTATATATCCAACTTGATGCCATCTTAGCCCTAGCCTTTGTCAGCACATCAAACGGTAAATTTCTGGAACACAGAACTTCTGAGTTGGGTATTAACCGCAATTCACCTACAGCAACCATAAGATACGCTGAGTTCAGTATTAAGGTTGAGATAGGTGAACGTTTTTTTGTTGATGATCTGTATTTTGTGGTAGTTGAGTCAGGATTCACTGCAAAGATTGAATGTGAAACACCAGGAGAGATAGGGAACCGACCAGTGACAGGTGCCATATTATTGCCAGTGAACCATATAGGCGGCCTGACGAGTGCTGTATTGGGCGATATTATCATTGATGGTGTTGACATAGAAGAAGACAGTAAATTAAAAGAACGTTATGAACAACGAGTTAAATCACTCGCAGCCGGTGGAAATATAGCTGATTACATCCGGTGGGCAAAAGAAGTTGCTGCTGTTGGTGATGCCATCTGTATTCCTCTATGGAACGGTCGGGGTACTGTGAAGGTTGTAATAGTCGACAGGAATGGCGATCCAGCCAGCACTGATTTGGTGCAGGAAGTGCAGAATTATATTGACCCGGTACCTGGTGAAGGGGAGGGAAAAGCACCGATCGGAGCTACTGTTACAGTTGTTGCTCCTACCGTTATTATTATAAATGTGAGTGTTACACTGACGTATATCTCGGGAAATGACCCGACCACTGTCATGGTTGATGTCGAAACAGCTATCGGAGACTTAATTAAAGGCTTTAAGATTGGTGATAATGTACGATATGCGGCAATTGCCAGCACTATCTATAATGTTTCCGGGGTAGATGATTATAGTAATCTACTGGTTAACGATGGAACAGCAAATATAGCTGTAGCAATTGACGAAAAAGCTGTCAAGGGCACGGTGACACTAACATGATAACTTCCGTATTCGGTCAAAAAATGTTGTCCTACTGCCCCCGATATTATTCGGACAGTAGAGTTTTTCAGGCCCAACTTGATGCTAAGGGCCACGAGCTAGATAGTTTAAGTATTATCTTGGAGGACATTGAGGCACAATTTTTTGTATCAACGGCCACCTGGGGCCTGCGGTATTGGGAAGAAATGTGCGGAATATCAGTAAATGAACATGAAGACATTGATATACGAAGGGCTAAAGTTTTAGTGAAATTGCAGAAGTTCCCAACGTCTCGATATCTAGATATTGAAAGAATAATTAACTTATATGTTTCTACTAAGACCGCAAAAGTTCAAGTAGTTAATGAAGAGTATTTTTTTCAATCAACTATTCCGGTAGACGAATTGCTCTCATTTTCTAATTTATTACAAGCTGTCGAAGAAACTAAACCCGCACATTTAGAGCACATTCCAGGGCTATTATCAACTATTGACAGCGCCAATTCATTGCAAGCTACTGATACCCATAAAGTAAATGTAAACCCTTATAATCAGCAGTTATTTAAATTAGATGGTGAATGGGCACTGAATGGGCAAATGAACTTGGATAACCAACCAGGGAACAAAGATAATAACACTACTCAGCAAATAAAAGTATCCAGTCACCACATTTTTCTTTTGAACGGTGGGTGGACCCTGAACGGTAGAGAATGTTTAGACAGTGAGCCAGTTAGGGAAAGTTTCAGTTCCATGTTAACCGTTGAAAAAGACCTCTGGTATCTTGACGGTACCCATTTTTTAGATGGTACCAAACCATTAGATGCAGAAATTATTGAGTATCAACTTTAAAGGGGGTTGAGTGAATGGCAAACAGCGTAACAACCGATTTTGCCCGGCAGGAGATGGCTCGTGCCAGGGCCGGTGATGGGACGGTATCAATTATTACTTACATGGCTTTTGGTGACGGCGGGGTGGATATCAATGGTAGCCCAATACCGCCGCAGAGTACGGATATCGGGCTAAATAATGAATTGCTTCGGAAACTGGTAGACGGACACACCTATCCGATATCGACTACCTGCAGGTACTCCTGTAGACTGTACAAGAACGAGCTTCCAGGGCAAAAGATCAACGAAATTGCTCTGTTCGATGCTGACGGTAACATGATTTGCAAAAAAACTATGACCGATAAAACAAAAGATCCTGATATGGAAATGGTTTTTGAAATTGACGATGAATTTTAGGGGTGAGATAATTGGCCGATCATGTAATCTCAAAAGACTTTAGCGAAACTTTAAGGAAATTAGAAACATTTGACCCTGGCCATGCCGGAACATTTAACCCTCTTTTTGAAAGGCTAATCAACAATGATGCTCATTTAAAAGAAAAGCATGCTGCACATTTGGCCGATTATGTTTCAACATCAAATCCCCCGCCTCCCTTACTGCCTTGTGATAAAACGGGGGCAACAGATTCAACAGCAAACTTACAGGCCATAGTGAATAACTTCCCAAAAGTAATTATTGACGGCATTGTAAAATTTTCAACCGTTTATGTCGATATAAGAGGTGCTATCATATGTGGCAAAGGAATGGAAGCTAGCTCTGTTTGGGGCATAGATGGTGGTAAGGGGTTTGTAGTTAGGAATTCGAAGCAAACAATACGAGATATTGGCTTTACGCCTGAGGGAAATATTAATGGAATACAGTCAGATATTCATTTTGACTGTATTACTATCCAATCTCTCAGTGGTAATAGTGCATATATCGAATGGTTAAATATTGAAAGATGTTATTTTGAAAATTATAAAGGTGCTGCTATTAAAAATATATCACCACTGCGAGAAAGCGTTATAACTAAATGTCGTATTGATGGTATGGGAGATGTTGTCAATAATATATCTCCTTTACATCTTATCGCAAGAGATGAAGATGGTACTATTATCAATAATATAACAATTAATGATAATACCATTTATAGGTTTAGTACTCCTGCTATTTATTGCGGTATAGAAGGTGTGGTAAGCAACACAAGAAGCACACAACACTTTAACAACATAAAAGTTAAAGACAACTTAATACATGGTCAATTATTGGATATTACTCAAAGACCAGATGGATTTACTGTTTATCCAGAATTAACAAATCATTGCGAATTTCATTCTGTTTCTGGTTTGAAATTTACCGGCAATAAGGTTACTGCCATACACCCTGATAAAATCGGCATATTAGTAAAACCTAATGGCAACCTGGTAAATAACGGTCAAGTAAATGAGGCAATCGTTATAGACAGTAAAAATGAATTTTCTTATTCGTCCCTAATTGTACCATCATTTACGGGAGAATATATTCACATAGAAGATAGTAGGGGTGTTGTTGTTTGTAGCAATACCCTGTATGCTGGTATGCTCAGCAATGAGATAAAAATAATTGACACAAATACTTATGCATTTAATTCAAAAGCAAAAGTCTACTGTAATATAGCAAGTAATGGTGCACCAATTAAAATTGAGGTGTTAACGGACGCCTATTTTATTGAAAATGACAACAGCGTGTATGCCAGCAAGATATTCATTAACACAAAAGACACTGATTTAATAGATAATAATTCAGGCAGTGAAGCAGATGACGGATTTGTAGTTGATGATGAAAAATGCGATATATGTCGATACAATGGACCTGCTCTAAGATTAGGTAGAACAGGTAGTGATGGAGCAATCTCGTCATTTAATAAATCTGGTAATCAAGTTGGTACTATTGATGTTATTGGTTCGGGAATTAGATTTGCGTCAGATTCAGCAAATTATACTGTTTGCCCTATCAAATTAGGCGCATATTATCTTTGGATTGATTCAACCGGAAAACTCAGGATTAAGAATGGTTTGCCTACTTCTGATACTGATGGGCAATATTTCGCATTTGGTACTTAATTAGGGAGGAATAAAGCATGGCCTTACTTATGAATGTAGAATTTGCCAACGGGCTAACTTGTCAAAATGCATACCTTAAAGTAATTAGCGTTGGTGGTGGAAAAGAAAAAGCAGTTATTGAGCTGGCTGTTTCTAAGGGCAAAACCTTTTCAGATGCCGGTAATTTTATTGAGAAACAATATTACGATTTTGTACCCTCCGTTTTAGATGATGCCCCTAACTTTATAAAACAGGCTTACGAGTACATTAAAAGCCTTTCCGAGTTTATAGATGCAACTGATTGTTAAATATTTGACTCATGTTGCGAAGTGGGTGGGACGCCGGATAAGGGTGTTATTTTTATGCCC